GCCCGCCACAAGCGCCACCACGGCCGCGACAACGGCCCCGATCGGGTTTGCTGATAAAATAGCCCACAAGCCTTTCCCGGCCGTTCCTGCCGCCTTGAATACGCCCGATATTTTAGAAAACGCCCCGATCGCCTTCGATACTCCCAAAGAAAGTTTCCCGAAAATAATTAAAGCCGGTCCGATCGCCGCCACTACCGCGCCAATCTTTACGATCGTTTCTTTCTGCGTGTCGTTCAGGTTCTTAAACCACTGTGAAAAAGCCTTTACTTTTTCTGACAGTCTTTCAATTACCGGCGCTGCCATTTCCATAACTGTTTCGCCTAGTTCTGTTGCTGTGTTTTTTAACTGGTTCAGGCTTATTTTTATTTTATTACTGTTTGTGTCCAGTTTATCGAAGGCCGCGTCCGTTGCTCCGGTTGAATTATTCATTTCTTCCAGACGGTTGTTGAAATCGTCCGCGCCATTTCCAAGTAAAACAAGTCCTGCCTTTCCTGCTTCTGAACTGCTCCACAAATCAGTAAACGTCACGTTCGTTTCGTCTGCGTAATCTTTTAGTATCTGCAGAACGTCTCCAACTGTCTTTCCTTCTGCTGAAAGTTCCGAAAATGATTTTCCTGTTTTTTCTCTCAATACTTTGTCTGCGGTGGTGCCGCCTTTTCCAAGTTCGTTTAGCATTGAGTTCATATACGTTGTTGATTCTGCTGTTGCAATACCTTTCGCGGTCAATATGGAATATCCCGCACATAACTGATCTATTGCTACATTGTTCGCTTTCGCCGTCGGTATTACCTTACCCATAGAAGAAGACAATTGCCCTACCGTTGTTTTTCCTAGGTTTTGTGTCTGGATCAGTAGATCGGAAACTTTCGTTACTTCGTCCGCTGACATTTCATAAGCGTTCATGGCCGTTGTTAAAATGTCAAGTGAACTCGCGCTGTCTGTAAAGCCCGCTTTTGCTAATTTTGTAGCGTTCGAAACAAAGCTTACTGCGTCGCCCGTTTTTTGCCCCGCGGAAATTGCGTCGTAGACGTTGTTCGCGATCTCTGTTGCCGAAATTCCCGTTTGATCTGAAAGATCCATTATTTCGGTTTGAAGTTCGCCCAGTGGCTTTTCTGTCGTGTCTGTGATTGTTGATAATTTCGCCATGGCGTCTTCAAACTCCATAGCCATTTTCCCGGTCGCTGCCGTTGCTCCGGTGATTGCCGCTGTTACTGGAAGCATTTTATTTCCCAGATCTGCGGACTTATTTCCTACTTTTTCCGTTACTTCTGCGATCTTTTCCAGTGTTGCGTTGCTGTCTGCTGCTGCCGTTTTCAGGTTTTTCAGGTCCGCTTCTGTCTTTATGATCTCTCTTTGTAATGCCCGGTACTGTTCTTCCGATACTTCGCCGTTTTCAAACTGCTTCTGAACCTGCGCTTCTGCTGACTTCAAAACGTCCAGTTTTTCAGAAGTAGCGGCCACGGCTTCTTTTAGAAGCGTCTGTTTCTGTGCCAGAAGTTCCGTATTTTTCGGATCCAGTTTCAGGCCTTTTTCGACTTCTTTTAATTCTTTCTGCAGATCGCGCGACTGTTTATTGACGCCCGAAAGGGCTTTGTCTAACTTCGTAGTGTCGCCGCCGATCTCAATAGTAATTCCTTTTATTGTGCTTGCTGCCACCTGCTATTCACCGCCCCTTCGTTTGAACTTCTCGCGAATGGCCTTTCGGTCCGGTTCTGTTTGTGAAATTCGCCAACAATTTTCAAGGTATTTTCTGCCTTCCTTTGTCTGGTTCATTTCGTGAATAAACGCTTCGCGCATGAAGAAAAGGTATAGATCAAGGTCCAGTTCTTGCACCTGCCATATATTCAAACCGGTGTAGTCAATCACCAGTTTTTCGCCGCGTGTGAGTGTTTTATAATACACCCCTTCGTTATCCCCGCCGGGATAGAAGGGGATCTTTAGTTTGGGTTATTCTTTACGCCGCCCGCGAACTCCATGTAAGCGTCGATCAGTGCTTCCATTTCCTCGGTGTCGTAATCGTCCGTGATCTCTTTCGTCGTCACCTGCTCCCCGGTCATATTGTGGGAAAGAATTTCGGCGCAAAGGCCGCCCAGTGTGTCCATGGCGTCTTCTGCCGTCATGCTGTCCGTGTCCATTTCCTGCAGCGCTGACAGTTTTTCAAACGTCTTTTTCATAGGCATTTTCACGATCAGTTTTCTATTGTCTTTCAGTGTTACGGTCATGAAGGAACGCTTCACCTTGTTAAAATCAAAACTTAAATTCGCCACGCTAATTTCTCCTTTCTACTAAATAACGGCAAGGCGTACCCGCCGCCCTGCCGTTATGGTTTTGCTTTTATACTGCTGCCGCTTCGCTCTCTGTCATTTCCTCTTCGTACATAAGAAGGGTTCCTTCTTCGTCCATAGGAAGGGCCGTGATCTCTTCGTCCACAACGGTTTCTTTGTCTTTCTCGAAAGAAATTGTGAAGCCTGCCTGATTGTTTCCGACGATCATTACCCAAATATCGCCGTCCACTGCGTCTTTGTGGTGAAGGCATATAACATAGCGCGCGCCCTGTCTGTTGTCGATACCACCGATCTTTACAGTGCGGCGTTTCTTTACCTTGTCTTCTGTAACTCTGGCGGTGTCGCAAAGGTATTTGAACTTGTTCCCGTCAAAGGTCATAATTCCCGTTTTTAGGGTTACTTCCTCTTCTGTTACGATCGTTTTGCTCTTCTTTCCAGTGTCGTCCTTTGCTGTGTAGAAAGAAGGTTTGTATTCCACGGACGCGCCGCCGGAAATATAGGCCATTAAATTTTCAGGCTTGCAAATATCTGCAGTCACCGGAACGGTTGAACCGTCGAAGGCCTGAATATACACATCAGCGCTTCCAAGAATTATTCTTTCCATGCTTTGTTCTCCTTTCATTTTTTCTGTGTGATCGTGAAGTCGTAGGCCGTCTGTGTTGTGTCTTCCTGTGGTATCTGTGCTTGATACTTCCGAAACTCAACGTCGAACAAAACCTTTTCTTCGATCTGCTTTTCCAGATCCGGATCTGCTTTTCTCTCTGTGTAAAGTTCCAGTGATCCTTCAATCTCCCGGATCCGGTTTTTGGTATCGTCGCCCCGCTGCCTTTCCGTGGAAAGGTACACAAGAAACGGGGGATCCGGTACCGGTTTTTTATTTGTTGCTGTGAACTGATTTCGCGCAATCGGAAGGCCTAACCCTTCGGCGCGTTTTATGATCTCTTCAAACGTCGTCACCTTCCGATCGCTCCTTTCACTTTGTCTTCAAATTCTGCCGCGGCCTTTTCCTCTACCGGGCGAATATGTTCGATCGCTTTTACTCTGCGTCCGTCGCGGCCGACGTGTCCTTTTTCAAGAAGGTGTGTCAACTGATAATCGGTCTTGTTGTAAACCGTGTTTCGTTTGGAACTCTTGCTTTCGTAAGTGTTCTTTTTGGCCCACCCCTTCGCATAAGAACCAGTTAAAACCGGGCTTGTGCTTTTCAACTCCTGAACGGCTTCTTCGGCCACTTCGTCGGTTGCTTTTTTGATCGCGTCCGCTACTTCCTGCGAATACTCGCTAAGCCCCTGCGCCAATTCCTGCGCAAGTTCACTAACCTTTATACCCACTATCTGTTCCCTACTCTCTGCCCTGCGTACACTTCGATCTTGTCGTTTGTTTTCGGGCCATACGTCCGGTACACCGTCAAGCGCTCCGAACCGTACAAAACGACGTCTTGACCGGTGTATTCGTTCGCGAAAACCTCAAACATATAGCGGGCTTTCATTCCCTTTTCACCTGCTGCCGCGTATTCGTCACGGCCGATCGGGTTCACCGTTGCGAAAACCTTCGCTTTCACGTCTTCTTCGCGGGTTTCTCCCTGATCTATCAATGTTATTACTGTGTCGATCTGTACTCACCGCCTTTTATTTTGGTTAAGATCATGTTGTAACTGTTCATTAACCGTTCGTGGTTTGCGTCCATGCTATAATTTGCCTTGACATAAGTTAGAACGGCTTCAATTATCAACGGATCTTCCGGGGCTTTCAGGTATTCTTCCGCGACACCTATTCTTTTCAGGTCTGCCAGTGCAAAGTCAACGTAACGGAAAACGTCTTCGTCCAGTTCGTCCGTTGACATTTTCCGCGTTCGTAACTTTGCGGCCGCCTTTAACTCGTCAATCGTCATAAGAAGCCGCCTTTCCTGTTATTGCTTACGCTGACGCCGGGCGTTTTACTCTGATGAAGCCATTGTGGGCCGCTACGGCACCGCCCGCGAAAATGTCCGCGCGGTATGCGATCTGCCCCTGCTTGAACTTATAATCAAGGGACTTTCTGGCGTCAATGTCGGAAAAGATCGCCATTTCGTAGTTGCTTAACGGTCCGTATGCCATGCAGTAAACGATCGCCTTTGTCTGCGTGTCTGTGACTGCTCCACAAGCGGAATTGATAACATACGGTACACCGTCGATCGTGCCGGTGTTTCCATGGTTCACAATGGTATAAACCTTTCTTCCCTGCTTGTCGCGAAGTTTCGCGAAGGCTTTCAGGTCCTTTTTGTTCAGAACCAGAACTGCAGCGTCTTCCACGTCCTCGTCGCCGCCGAAAGAATAAATAATTTCGTCCAGTGTTCCGTCGTCAACTGCAGTCATAGAAAGATCGGTTGCCGGATCGATAACCTGATCTTTTGTCTCTGTCGGGTTGTAGAAAATTCCCTTGAACTTTCCGGAAGTTCCGTCACCGATCAAGATCTGGCGGCTCATATATCTACGGATCGCCTTTGTTACGGATCCTTCCACCACGCCGTCATAGTCTGCGTTCGGAAGTTTAATCATTTCTTCCGGTTCCTCGGTGTATGCGGTGATCTTCTGTTTCTCGATCGTTACATAGCCGAAAACGGGTTCTGTTGCGTTGTAGTCGCCGCCTTCTGCGGTGCCGCCTGCTCCGTCGCCGTATGACTTAACATAACCCCTCTGGTATGTCTCGCCACCGTTTAACGGAATAGATGTTACGCGATCCACAAGGGAAGAAGCGTCGTTAAAGGTTTCTTTCACATCTGCCGCGCTGTGTGTCGGTGTTACGGTCTGGCTGACAGAAAGGGCGTTCTTTACGCCGAAGGTTTTCTTTGCGGAAAACTTAACCGCCTTTCCGTCTTTGATGTTCTGGCCGCGTTCCTCTCTGGCCTTGTCCTTCACTTCCTCGCCTTTTTCGCCGCCGGTCGGCTCTGCGCCGCCTTCTGCGTCTTTTGCGATACCGGCCAACTTCTCGCGGTTCTTTACGTCGTCCAGAATACCGGTGATCGTGGTTGCTTCTTCCAGAAGCGCGTCAAGGTCTTTTCCTGCTGCCGCCTGTGCCTGTGTGTTCAGGTCTTTCAGGCGATCTTTTAATTCTTTGACGCTCATTTTTACAAGATCTTCATACTTCATGCTTTATTCTCCTTCCATAATTGCTTTGACAGTAAGATCGCGGATCTCCTGTCTTTTTCTCGCGGCCGCTTCTTCTGCCGCCTGCTGCTCCGGATCGTGTCCGTCCTTTGCAATTTTTAATTTTTCCGGGACCTTGCAGCGGGCTTTCTTCATGTAGTCCCCGACTGCTGCCGCGTATTCCTTCGCTTCCGTGGTCTTTACCTCGAAATATTCCGCGGCTTTTTCCCCATTTAACCAACTTTCGGCGTCCATTAACGCTTCGATCTGGTCGATTGTTACACCTTCTTTCAGGTGTTCGGCGTATATGTTCAAAATTCCGGTTCTGATCTGGTCCAGATCGTCGGCCATTTTTCGCATATCTTCCGCGTTGCCTTCGCAATAGCTCCACGGGTTATGGATCATCAAGAAGGCGTTTGAAGGAATTTCCGGTGGTTCGCTTCCTGCGAATGCAAGGATCGAAGCAATTGAACCGGCCAGACCGTCAACATAGACTTTCACGTTCGCTTTTGCTGCGTGGCGCTTAATCATGTTATAGATCGCGATCCCGGCAAATACGGAACCTCCGCCGGAATTAACGTAAACGTTCAGATCTTTTCCTTCCTGCTCCGAAAGGAAATTCTTGATCGCGTCCGGGTACTGATCTTCGTCTTGCCATGCTCCCCACCAGTCGGAAACAATGTCACCGTAGAAATACAGATCCGCGCTTGTCTCCGTTTGATTTTTGAAAGTAAAACCTTTAAGTGTTGGCATTTCTTTTTTCACCGCCTTTCATAGTCACCGGCACGAACATTTTCAAAATTTGAATTGCCGTCGCCGCCTGCTGCCCTTCACCTGCTGCCGGCGGTTCTTCGGATCCGGATCCGGGACCTGCGCCGCCGTTTGCCTGTCCTGTCTGGTAAAGGCTTTGATCGTCTGCCTTCACATAGTTCAAACTTACCATTCTCACGTCACCGTCTTCGATCGGCTCATAATACATTAGTTCCCTGTATTCGTTGATCGTGATAATTCCGCGGTCGTACAGGGTAGAACCGATCGTGGCTCTTGTCTGTAACGTCGCGTATTGCAGCCGGTTAGAAGTGAAAATGATTTTGTTTCCGAAGCCGCGTTCGCGCTCTGTTAATAACTTGAAAGTAAATTCAAGGGATAACTGCAGGGCGATCGGCTCGATCACGCTTTCATAAAAGGCGTTCCACTCCGTTTCTGTGAACTTTGACATTAAAATGTTTTCATTCACGTTGTAATAGCGGTATAGGTTGTCGCGTAAATACTGGCTTTGTATCGTCGGAATGTTCGGCGTTCTCTGCGTGATTTCGTGAAACTCCATGGTATTATCAAGGCCGCCTATGCCGCCGTCGTTTTCGGCGCTCATGTATGCCGCCTGAAACTCCTGAACCTTCTTTTTCAGTTCGTCTTCGTCTGCGAAGTTGTTGTATTTCAGGTAGCCTTTTAAGTTTGCCGAATTTTTCACGGTATTTTTCAAGGCTTGCCCGGTGGCGTTCAGTAATTCAAGGGTTGTCTGTATTGCCTGATCCGGCGGTGTGCCTATAAAACGTTTTTTACTGAACCGGGCGCGAATATGGATCACACTCTGATATGGCAATACATACGTTTTCCCGTCGTAGTCCCAAGTGAACCGGAATAAAATATTTCCGTCGTCGTCTTCATAGATCCGGAAGGAAGACACCGTAAGCGGTACGATCTGTTTTACCTTCGTGAAGTCCTCGTTATACATCACCGCCGCGAAGGCGTTTGACTTTCTAACCAGTGTCGCCGCCATTTTGTAAAGTGCGTCGTATGCTGATAACTCCGGCGCCCACCTCAGAGAAAGAAGGCGGGCCAGATAGTCGTCTTTTATTGTCATTCCACTGGCGTCTTTTCTCATAACCTGCGGCGTTAATTTCGCCACGTTTACCGCTATGCAATTTTCGATAGATCCTATAATGTCGCTATCGTCCAGACCGCCCCCGGCTGAATATTCACCGCGGATCGTGAAGATCGGGCTATACTTGAAACGCCTATAATTCAAAAAATCTTTTATAATTCCCGTTTGTCTTCACCCCCTGTTCTTCGCCCTGTAAGTCCGGT